CGGGCGGCGTGTAAGCCCCCGGTGCGAACTCTAGCAGTACGGCATTGCCGCTGGGCGGTACGTAGCTCATACCGGGGTCAAGCGGTCGAGGATGATCGCGTTGTCGTTACCGAACGTGGCATCAATGGTGTAGTTGGGAAATGCCGCAGCGGGGGGTGTAAAGGTTGTGGTGTAACGTGCAACGCCTTGGGTTACACGCAGATTGTCCAAGTGCCCGTTGAACGACAACGAACCGGCTTCGGCGGCGCTACCACCGGCCTTGAATGTGATGGCTCCGTAGTTGCGCGAATGCGAAAAACTTCCGGTTGATACTCCGTCCACATACAGCGTGAGGGTGCCTGAAGACCGGACCACAGCGACGTGATACCACGCGCCGTTCGCCTGTGTTGCGGTCCCTGCTGAAGTCGTGCCGTCATTGATATAAAACTGGTTCGCCCTAGAGTCTGAGTTGTGCTGAACGTAGAGCGTATTGGTGCCGTCGGTGATCCGCAGCAGGCAGGGGTAGGACTGCACCTTACTAACGGGGTATACGTGGGCTTCAATGGTGAAGTTTGCCGTTCCGAAAGTGCCTAAAGTGGCGGTTATTTCGTCTCCGGTGCCATCGAATAATGCAGAGGCAGTACCGTTCTTCACCACCCCGGTACTGAGTTGCGCGTTGCCAGCCACAGTCACCGTCTTTGGCGACAAGCTGCTGTCTGTAAATGTCGTACTGCCGTTGGTGCCGTCCATGTTCAGCAGTAGAGAAACGCTGGCGAAGTCGGTGTCGCCCGTCGTTATAGCGGTCGTGTGATGCGCCACTGCGAAGTGGTCGGTCGTGTCCGCAGTGGCGATGCTCCAAACCCCCGTTGTCGCGTCGGACGCCACTTCACCTACAAACGCCCCCGTTGATTTTTTATAGACCCGTACCAGCCTTTGCGCGAGTACGCCGTTCGCGTCCTTGACGGTGCCGGATAGGGTTGGCATGCCACGTTACAGCGAAAATATTTTGTATGACCCGTTATCCCATTGCACGGTGATATCCCCGCCGTTCGTGAGCAGTGGGAAACCCGTAATGGTGTCGATGTAGGCCAACAGGTTCGACGTAGCCGCGCTGCCGGTGTCCTTGTAAATAACAACCCCTTCCAGGGTGGTCCCCGCAGTTACCGCTGACCATGTGGGGTCGTCCGCATCGAACACGCCACCGACAATTGACTTGTTGGCCAGCGTCTGGGGCGTGCCGATGACATGGGCGCTGATGCTGGTATAGAACTGATCTGTGACGACGTTCTGCGGATATGCGTTACTCACCAGAGCGACTTTGATGGTCTGCCCTATGAGGTCTATGCTTGCTGACAAGAAGGCTTCTTTGCCTTTGGTGTAGAGGACGTTGGCCATGTGTTTCTCCTAAATCAAAAGTAGGCTCGGTTGTGCTGTGGCCTGTTGGCGTGGAAGCTGCGCCGCACGTCGAAGTCAGGACGGAGGCCAAAGACGCGCGTGAATTCAGCCAGTGCTATTTCCGCCCGCTTTGGGTTGTGAATCTCAGATTCCGTGCGCATGAAGCACTTGTGTAGCGCCCACTGCACCAAGTGCCGGTGGTGGATGGCGCCAATCTCGGGGGTGTCCGTGTCTTCAAGCAACCCCAATGGGGTCCGGTAGTACTCCAGCGTCAGCACACCGCCAGTCCTGGGCAGGCAATTGAACTGCAAGGTGGTGTCGTTCTGGATCAGCTTGCGCGGGGCATCGGTGACCGTGCGCCAGAGGTAGTCCAGTCGGTCCATTTCCAGCCGGTCGGTCATGCCTAGAACAATCGGGGTGGTGCTGCCCGTCTCGGTGAATGCCGCATAGGTGATCTGCAACACAGAGCTATGCACGGGGTAGGTCATCGTTCCGGCCACCACTGCAATGGTGCAAACGGCTGGGTTCGTCGCTTCGTGGATCAGGTTGGCACGCACTGCGGCTTCTTCCTGTGCCTCGTCCAGCCAAGCCGTTACCTTGGCGCTGCTGGCAAGGTAAGGAGCCACCTCGTCGTCCGCATCCACGCGGAACTGGGCGATAAGCTGTTCAAGAGTCATAGCCTTACGCAGTTCCGTACTGGTCAATCAGGCCTATGACCTTGGCGCGGCGCTCGGCAGTCGTTACCTTTGCGTCAAAGTCAACCTGGTAGTGAATCTTGGCGAACTTGGCCAAGCTGTCCTTGTCCATGTACGAAATGCTGTCGCGCAAGTCCTGCATGTCTTCGTCTTCCTTTTGGTTCTGTTTGGCCGTGGCTTTAACAGAATCAGTGGTCGGGGTATCGCCTGGTGCGTACACATCCTTGTGATTTTTCAGCATCTTTGCGGCTGCGGAATCTGGAACCCACTTGGATTCGCCTGCCTTGAAAATCAGGCGTGTGGCGTAGGCGACCTCTATGTGCTCCGCCCGCTTGCCGATGTACTTTACTGGGGTGAAGCCGGGCATGGAGACTGCCACCGGCTCCGGTATCAGCACTGGTGCAGCATCAACAGCCACAACGGGTGTTTGTTCGTTGGTCATCGACTGGGCCTGTGTAGTAAACAGAACCCCGACATCATCCGTAGACGGTGCCGGGGCTTGCGTGCGGGCCAGCACGGGAGTTACCCCGACTGACTCACTGGCGGGGCGGATCGCGCCCTTTTGGCCTTTGGCCATGTGGGGCTCTTATGGGTTGCCAGTCAGGACGCCGTAGACCAGCACATCCAACACCCCAGCACTCGCATGTGCCGCGCCGCTGGAAACGCCAATCAGGTAGGCATCCTTGGGCAGCGTGACAGGCACCACAGCCAGATTGTTGGCGCGCGTGCGGGCAATCGCGTTGATAGCCAGAGCAGCGTGGAAGTAGTCATCATCCTGTGGAACTGCTGTGCTGTTCACGCCGTCAACATAGGCAAAGCCAAGTTTTAGGACAGTGGATGCGCTGAATGCAGCGCTGATGATCGCCAAACTGTCCTGGATCGTCATGCCTGCGGGCAAGACGCCAAGCACCACCGTGGTGGGATCAGCAAGTGCGGTGCCAGGTACATCGCTGTCCAGCCACTTGCCGGCCGAATTTGTTTCGAAGTGGAAAGGCAGCACAGTGACATTGCCATAGGGAACGCTGTTGATGGATGGTGTGCTCAGAACTTTGGTTTTGGTGTAGGTTGGCATTTCAAGACTCCAATGAATAGGGGGGGGTTATGCGAGCGGGCCGGAATTACCCGGCCCATGGTGTTTATTGACCAGCGATGCGGACAGCGGTGTCAATCGCCATCACGCCGTAGTCGGTGAACTGCTTCGAGTCGCCGTGGTCGATCTCGAAACGAATCTTGGATCGCCCGTTGATTGCACCTACCAAGATTTCCAACTTGTCGCCGTGGTCCAGTTCCTTCTCGGAAAAGAAGAAAGGCGAACCCGACTTGCCATGTTTGCCGAATGCCTCAGCCAACGCTTGACCACCCAGCAAGATGGCGCGGTCAACAGCGTGTGTCGTGCTGAAAGCAGCGGGCACCAAGTCGGTAGCGGTTTCCGTCTCGCTTGTGTAGCTTGAGCACCAGCGCAGGCTGTCACCGGCATAAAAGCGAATGGGTTTTGGCATCTTCACGATCAGAATACCGTTCCACAAACCGGCTTCGCCCATGAACAACGGGTTCTGTCCAGCCTGTTGGGCGCGGGCCATTGCGTTGGATTGCAACGTGCGGAAGTTCGTGGATTGCACAAATGCCGTGTATTGCTCACTAGACACCAGCAAAACGCGCATAGGCGCATCGCTAGACATTTTGTCGCCCTCGAACACAACAGGGGGTGGTGGCAGAGGCATCGAGTCGATGAATGTGCGGATGCCATCCACCACATCAGCATTCATAAGATCGGTGGTGGCAATCGTGATTTCGCTTCCCGATGCCGCGATGCGCTCGATACCGGAACCGGTGGACATGAAGTGCCGATTTTTGGTGGGCGCTTGCACTGCATTGACTGCGATTTCGGCGAATTCGGCATCACTGGCCTTTGGCACTGCCCACTCGATGTTGTCGTGAAAACCACGGGACCCGGCCAAGTGGGTCAGGATCAACTGGTCGGCCAGACGGTCCATGTAGTTCTGGCCCTGGGCACGCGCCAGCTTGCGCATGATGTGCGGCGTGCGCTGTTGGGTCATGGTGTCACCAGCGGAGATCGGGTAGCGTGCCTGGTTGATGCGCAGCCGATCTTGACTGAACGTCATCTGGCGACCTAGACCCTCGGCCATGCGGCCGCCCATGATCGGCTTGCCGCCCATCGGATTGATCAAGTCGAAGGTGACTTCATCACCGGCCATCTTTTGCAAGTCCATGCAGCGCACAATCGGCATTTCGCTGCTTGATTGGTTGCGCATCGTGCTCTCGGCATCGGACTGCTGGGGCAGCTTGCCGGTGAGACGGTTCAGGGTGGTATTTCGCTGCATGTTGCTGGCAAACAAGCCAACAGATTGCAGAATGACGGCCTGTGGAGAGCCGTAGGCGACATTGGTAGCGGGCATTTCATTTTCCTTCGAGTGGGACAGACGACGCCATCACGGCGGTGTCATGTTTTGGTTACAGGGTTTTGGTCATCAAGGCTGCGATCTGCTCGGGGGACTTGACCTCAAGCATCCTCATAAGCCCCGCTGGGGACATTTCCAGCATTGCCTCGGTTGGGTCATGGTGTGCACCAGTGCTTGCCGGGATCTCCGACAAGCTACTGGGCGGCGACGACTTGGCCTTGGCAATTGCGGCTGCTGCTGCGGCGGCCATGGCACTGGTGTTCCCACCTGGTGCCGGTGTTGTTGTCTTTCCAATGGCGGACTTGAAGGTGTCGAGTAGCTCGATCACCTGCGCTGCCGAACCGTCGGCAATGACGGTGCGGTATTGGTCCTGCACGAAACTCGGTTGCTTGCCGATCCAGTTGTCCATTTCAATACTCTGGACAACCGACTCAACGTCGGGATGCGCTTTTTCAATTACTGAAAAGTGCGAGTCGGTGGCGCTTTCGGCTGCGGCTTGCTGGCTTGGGGCCAGTGCTGCGGCTAACTTCGCCTCCATCTCGCTGCGAATGACGCCCACTTGGGATGCCACCAACTTTTCAACACCAGACTTGATCGCCTGCTCGGAATAGTCCCCGAATAAGTCCTCGTCTGGGGCAGGTTCTGCCGGTTTGGCTGGCGTGATGGGATCTGCCCGTGGGGCTGCTCCCATCTGCGCCTGCATTTCTGCGGCTACCTGCTTCCAATACTGCGCATCCTCCCTTGCCTCGGTCAGCTTCTCGTAGGGGATGACGTGAACGCCATCCTTTGCGAGTAACGTCAGCTCGGGTTCCGATTTCGTTTCCACCACATTCGCGGTCTGCACAACGTCAGCGTCGGGCACGCTGATTTCCTTGGTTGCTTGTGAAAGCAGGGCCAAGGTATCGCCCTCTTGCAGATTCACCATCTGCATCATTTGTGCATCGGTCAGTTGACCGTCCACTTGGTTGGCTTGGAAAAACTCAGCTTGATTCATCAAATTACCCCTGCCACATATCGTCGTGGCCACAAAGAAGGGTTGCTAAAACAAGAAAGGGGCCGTTAAGCCCCTGTCTCTCCGTCTCGGCCTGGCGCTACGCTTCACAGCGGTGCGATTCAGCTTCGGGCATGCGAGCCTTCACAGGCTTGCGGGATGGATGATGTTTCAATGGCCGTGTGTTGCCAAACCTTAGCCATTCACGTTCACAGGCTCAGATTGGCCGACACGGTTGCGCCAGTCCCTGATATGCCAGACGACACGGCCCAAATGTGCGCCCACGGGTAGTCAATCGCCAGCGTGTCGGTGTCTGTTGTTGTCGCCGTCAGAGTGATGGTGCCTATTACCGTGGTATGCACGCCGTCGTTACTCCCGTTGACCGTGATGGTGGCGGCCACAGCGCCAGTGCCGTCAACGCTGGCCTGCACCATGCCGCGCCGTGCGTCGTTCCACGGTCCTTCGTATTTTTGTCCGGTCAGGGCGGTGATGTGCTTTGGCAACAAAGAGATGGATTTAACGGTAGTGCTCATGATGGGATTCCTTTATTTAGTTACTGGGTTGGGTCACATGCTCAAGCCATCGGCTCGGGCTGTCTCGATGCCGTCCATGGCTCCAGCACCTGGGGATTGCGGTACCGGTGGCAACTGGGGCGACGTGTTCTGCTGCACTTCGGGTAGGCCCTGCTCTGGCATCGGCATGGCCTCTGGTTGTGGGAAGTTGGGGTCCATGCCGCCAGGGTTGGGAGCCTGATACCCGGCACCCTGCATAACGACGTCCGCGATGGGCGCAACCTGGGGGATGCTGGCAATGACTTGGGCGGCCTGCATCGCTGAGTAGGAAGACTTCACGCCAATCTCCACAGTCTCGGCTACCAGCTTCTTGATTTCGGCCATCATCCGCTCGGGCGCATATTTCAGGTCGAGCTCTTTGTTCTTGAGCTCGAACCCAGCCTTTTGCAGCGCTGCGGCCACGGCTTCGTCTATCTTGGCCTGCAACTGTTCTGGTGTGGTCTTCTGCCGCGCCTGCTGTATGTCCTCGATGATCTGGTCCTTGTCGGGGATGTCCATCAGGCTCAACAGGTGCGGCAAGGCCACGACTTGGAACTCTTGCGGCATCGCCTTGAATGCCTCCGACATGCTGGCCAACTGCTGTGTGCGAAAGCTCGGTGTGCTGGGGACATCGCTCAATGCGACCTGCAGGCGTATGCGCGACACGTCGTTGTCAAGGTACTTCACGCCTGTTTCCGGGTCAACCTGGGGCACATTGACCATCACTTCACGGTCCGGACGCAAGGCATTACCGCGAATCGTCACGGTTTCCTGCTTGTCCAGCATGTCCTCGATGATCAAGGACAACAGCAACTCGCCCACCTTCGTGCGGCCCGCCTTGAAGTTGCTCATCAGCTTGGCCAAGGACTGCGTTGCCTGCTCAAGTTGGGTGGTTTCCTGAATGCCAGACCGTGCTGTGCCCTTCTGACCCTGAAAGCTGGCCGATATACCGGATGCGCGTTCGATACCGCCCTTGGAGTCTTGCAGCATTTGGTACTGCTGCTCGGTCAACTGAAAGTCGCGCTCGATCTTGAACACGGCACCCGGCTGGGACATGTGGTTGGCATCCAGCACGATATCGGCATCCACGCGGGACGCCTGCTGCCTGAAAATCTCGTCCGAGTAGGCTACCGCGCCTTTGGTGCGGGTGGTGCGGGTAGACGACAAACCCCAACGGATCTTGCTGATTGCGCTGTTCACGCTGTCTTGCAGGTACATCATGGACTTGACGACACCGTAGGGCGTGCCGGTGCGGTCCTCAGTCTTGCCCGTGAATTTGACATAGGGGAAGTCGTTGTGCCGGTACGGAGTCTTGCCGTCGTACAGCTTGTGTGGTCCCGCCCAAAAGCTCACGTACATGCGTGACACCACGGTCTTTTGTGGCTTCACGGAACCGCTGGCCACTGCAATGACGTGCATAGCGCTGGACTTGTCGTACTCAACGACGCGACCGTCGGGCAGGCGCAGCACCATGACTTCTTCCCATCGGCGGTACCAGACCTCGAACAGGCACAGGCGTTTTGCTTCCGAGTCGCGCCACTCCTGTTCCTCGATGCTCCAGCCGCGCTCCTGGTTCCAGCCGTCGTACAGGTCCGTAGTCTGGCCACCGTCCAGCGAGAGTTCGTAGTTTTCGCTCCACCGGCCACTGCACCGGTCTATCAGGTCTTTCTTGTCGGGGAACTTCAGCTTGATCTGCTCAACGTCAGTCCAGCGGCGGCGCACCAGGTAGCGGGCCTTGGGTAGGCCGGGCTCCTTGTCCAGCATGTCCCACCATATTTCATTGCGATGGATCGCCGTGCAGCGGTACGGGAACTTGAACGGGTCCGACTCGCGTGCGACCTCCACCCAGCCGATGCCCACGCACAGTTGGGGCTTGAAGGCGTCTCCACACGCTTCGTCTGCTCCGCTATTGCGCTCGGCCTGGTTCAGGCGGTAGTTCAGAGCGTCGGCCACATCGTCGCCACCCTTGTTGTCCGCGCTGATTTTCCAGTCGGTGCGCGTCTTGGCCTCCAGACCCAGCACAGAATCAACGGCTGGCCCAATCAAGTTTTCAATTGCCGGGGGGATGCCTAGCAGCGCCTGCTTCTGCAGGATTTCGGCGTCCAGTTGGTTGCCGTCCACATAATCCATTTGCCGGTCGGCCTTTGAGCGCCAAGTGGGTTGATTCTGGATTTCCAGCAGCCAGCGGGTGTACGTGGGAAAGTCCAAACCATCTTTACCTGGCTGGCCGTATGTGTTGGAGATTGTTGCGGGGCTGAGTGAGTGGATCATGGTTATGTGCGCCAGTCTGGGGGTGGGGGTGGTGTGTAGGCGATGTC